CCATTGGTTTCTCCAACAGCGTGGACTCCCGCTCTCACAGATTCCGGTGGTGGTCGCACGTTTGCGTTTACTACTAACACGGCTCGCCATACTTCTATTGGTTTTGTCAGCACGTTTACTGTTGATCTGACGATTAATTCCGTTACTGGTAGTGCTACCGGCAACCTTCGATTGACTCTTCCTGATCCGGTTTTGTACGAAGCAGCGTTTTCTGTCTGGCTTGATAACGGGACCAATCAAGCCAAGACCGCTGTGATCGCTAGAGCTATCAATGGCACTAGCTATTGCGAGCTTTCGCATTTTGAGAATGGAGACGCAACTAGTCTTGCTGATCACCTACAAGCAACCTCCCGACTCATTGTCAGTGGCACTTACTTCACTTCGTGAATCTAATCGCAACCAGTCTCCAGTTGGGGATGTCTGTGCTACAGAGCGCGATGGGAAACCCGTCGTTTTTGTGGCAGGGAGTGCTGGTTCGCTGTCTTCCTGCTGCGATTACTGACGCTAACTCGGTTATCTCCGGTGGGTTCCAAGACAACGTCCAAGCGCGAGTGCTGGTTAAGTTTTCTGACTGGCGACTAGCTGACTCAACATTGGTAACGGTTGACGCTGCGGTCTGGTCTTGTGACGTTGGCTCCACCGCTGACCGGCTCTTGCAGGAGAGCGGCAGCTTGCTCCTCCAAGAGAACACAGACCGTTTGCTTCTCACTTTTGGTAAGATGATTCCGGTGGTAGGTCGCCTTCTCACTTACGACGGTCGCCAGATGCGGATTATGTCTGCCAAGCGAGACGGATCTGGAGCTTACTATACTCTTGAACTTGGCTCTAAAACCAAATGACTCCAACCGTTACAGTTGATACGTCGAGGTTTGATGCGGCTTGGAAGGAGTACCTCCCCAAGACCAAGCGTTCTCTTGCTGATGCGGTCAATGCTCGCACGTTTTATCTGATGCTGCGGCTGTATTGCTTGTTGCCTCCTAAGTCCCCACAAGCGTCAAGAAACAAAGTTTTAGATTACTTAGATCGGTATGTCTTGAAGATGCGTAAAAGCAAAAAGACAGGAAAGTATATTGGAAGAAATAGAGCATTAAGAGTGGTCCACTTGATCGCTCAAGCTAAGAACGCTAAAGAGGGAAAACCCGGTCTCTACGGTGCAGATATGCGAAAGGCTGCTGGAGCTTTACGCCGTCGCGCTGCTGGTTCTGTTGGTTACCTCAAGTCCGCTGTAACCAAAGCAATCAAGAAGCTGTCGCCATCCTTCCAACAATTTGGCGGAACTCGACGCGCAAAGAAGGGATCTGCTGGCGTTAAGTCCGTAGCTGGAAACCAAGCGTTGATCAATCTCGCCAATCAATACGGTTTGCCGCAGGAGAATGTTGCGATGCACCGAGGATCTTCCGCTTACGCATTCAACGCTAAAGCTGGATTCAATCCATCCAGCCATGTCCGCATGAACATTGGATTGGCCGACAATCAAGTTGGAACCGTGGAGCGGATCTATGCTAAAGCAATGCAACAAGCTTACAACGATGAAGCGCGTGAGCTTGAAAACCACATTGCCGCAGCACTCCAAGCCGCTTTTGATGGGTCTGAATCCAAAGGAATAACCGTCACATGAACGCTGTAGCTCTACGAACAGAACGCGCTCTAGTTGACTGGCTTGCCGCTGAAGACTGGTCAGAGTCTCCTATTGGCACTCCGACTTGTCTCACAAGCTATGGTCACGGTGCGTTTGCAGATCAAGATCTAGAGGATCAGATGCCGAGCTTCCCGCGCATCGTAGTCCGCGCATCGACTGCGGTTCCGGTGCATCCTACAGAACGCACTTGCGAGATAGACATAACCGCTACGCTCCAGTTGTCCGCAGACGATACCTCGGAGGCTCAAGCTCTGGCGGTTGTTCAAATCTTTGAGAATCTCCTGCAATACCTCTATGTTGACGGCAACATTGCGGAACTCAACGCACTTGACACCGATCCCTCTGGAGGCTTTAACGCGCAATTCGCGGTTCCCGTAGATTTCGGCATCAACGACATAAGCGAAAGAGCTAGAACTTTTTCGCGATCCATGACAATTTTCGCAGCAGCAAACGAACAATAAAACCCAAACATGGCAACATCAAAAGGTCTAGGTCTAGTCTTCGGGACTAAAGCTACCGTCAAAGTCTACGATTCCGCAAACCTTCTTCCTTTGGTCGCGGGAATTGCGACTCTTGAGAGTATGGACATTACGCATGAATGTGACACCGAACAGGTGAAAAACTCATCTGGCGAAGTGGTTGCAAATGTAAGTGCAGGGGATCGCTTATCCGCAACCTTTAACATTATACCAAGCGGATCAACATCAGCGAACGCTTTGCTTGCTGCGATAATTCCCAATGGCAACGGACGGGTAAACGTCACGTCGGCAGATTCAATATCTATCGGAGCAGCATTCACTGCGGGAACTCCCCCTACAGGAAGCGACTCTATCAACGGTGATTGGATCTACATTGGAGGTGGAAGCCTTAAGTTTACTCAGTCTGGAAAGGCAATGTTGAGCCTCCCTTGCGTGAAATACGCTGGTATCAACGGAGCTACCGCAGCGATCACTCTGTAATCGTGTCAGAACTTGCAAGAATACTCGCAGAGAGCGGACCTCCAGCGCCAGTGGTGCTTGGGGTTCGACTTGTCCCCTACACTGTAGGTCACGCGATATTGCTGCAAAGACTTCGATCCCCGTACGTTTTAGGTGGAGAGATTACGTCCAATGATCTAGCTGAGGCTGTGCTTGTTTGCTCACAGCCTCCTCTGGAATCCATAAGATCAATCAAATCGATCTGGAGAGATCTCGCGCTTTGGATTTGGGGGAAACGGATTCAGAGGACGAATCTGATGGTTGAGTCCGACAAGTTCCAGCTTTGGCTCAAAGAGCAGTCAACCGCTCCCGAGGTGCTGACGGAAGCTGGAACCAAATCAAAGCGTCCCGCGATGCCGTGGACCGAGCGAGTGCTTGTTGGTTGTCTCCATATTGGCATTGGACCAGACGATGCTGTCAGGATGCCTCTTGGTGATGCAGAAAGGCTGATTCTAGCTCACGCAGAGATGATGGGTCAGGTTCAGTTGTGGGACGAGCAAAGCGAGGCCATTTGGCAAAACCAACAAGATAACTGATATGGGTATTCTCTCGATGTTGGTGAAGCTTGGAATTGATTCCACTCAATTTGAGATGGGCGTTAAACGCGCTCAAAGCATTGGTGAAAAGTTTGGAAACAGCTTTAAGAGTGCTGTCACCAGCAAACTCGCTGGAGCGTTGTCAGTTGCGGCTGTTACTGCGTTTGCTCATTCTGTAGCAAAAGCGGCTAATGACATAAGTGATTTATCAAAGCAACTAAACGTAAACACTGATAACATTCAACGACTTCAAATACTAGCTAGTGAAACTGGAGTTAGTTTTGAACAATTTGCATCTATTCTTGAGAAGACAGCAAAAGCTAGAATTGAAGCAACAAGCGGAGATGAGGCTCAAATTAAAAGAATGGCGGCTCTCGGTGTTTCTTTGTCTGATCTAAACAATATTCAAATTGAAAATTTTGATCTAAGCCAAAAGCTTGTTGCTGCTTATAAAGAATCAGGTAAATCAGCACAAACCACAACAGCTATAACTGAATTGTATGGTTTGGGGTTACGAAAAGCAGCGGCAGCTTTAGCTGAATATCAAACCACATCAAATAGGAATCTATTTTCTTCTAAAAACATTGATGATCTAGCAAAAAGCAACAATTTGCTTGATGAGCAATATCGTAGGTTAAAAGCCATTAGCTCTCCAGCAATGGCTGAGGGACTTAAACTTACTGGTGAAGCTTTCCGGAGTTTCGTTGATGGATTTGATAAACGAAACTTCTTTACCGCGCCTTTATATGTTTCTGCAGTATCAGGAGTAGCAAATCAAAAAGGAGGCTTTATGGAATCAGCCCGTGCTTTTAGTCAAAGCCCTTTAGCGGCAAAGTTTGCTAATCAGCAACCAGAAAAGACAGGAGAGAACCCTCCAGCTATAGGGACACCGCAGTTTGAAAGGGTTAAAGGAGACAAGTTTTCGCTTGGTGGTTCTCAAGATCCTCTTGCTCGCATTGGTGGATTCAGTGGATTTCAGGGCGCACAAGATACAGCTATTAGACAAGCCATTGAACAAACTCTTCAATTGAAGATGATTGTGAAGAATACCGATAAGACGTCAAGAAACACAGAAGACTAATATGGCTACAATCAAAACTAGTGACATAAATCTTTCAGATAAAGACTTTGGATACATTGAAGTTTCCCGCGAATACAGCGGAGGTGATGGTACTGGTAGGCAGATAATTTACACATATCGCGGAAGCAAAGACGCTTTGCGTAATGCTTCAGTTAACTGGGTTATTGCTGGAGGCAAATACCAAATTATTGAAAAGGGTCCGTACTCTGAAGCAACGGTTACTTTTTCTGGGACCAACTTTAACACCAATAATCCTACCGCTCCGCAACCGGCAGGAGATGAAGAACCGTCTCAGCGTTACGAGTTCAGGACTGAATACGTTGATGCTTCTTTGTTTGAACTGCCGCAAGTTAGGGCTGAAGCAAAAACGAATCTCGACACTGAATTGTACTTTTCCGCTATAAAGTTAGCGGCAGAAGATCCAAAGAACAACAAGTTGCCACTGCTTGAAAGCCAGTTTCCGCTGGCTCATCAATTGGTAAAACGTCTTGCAAGAGGCCAAACGAGTTTTCAGACTCACCGAGTTTCACTGACTCGCATATCCTCTTACTCTGCTTTAAACGGATTGCCATCAACTCCACCGATTATATCGGCGGTGTATTCTGGAGTTGTTCTCGCAAACAATAATCTGTTTCCTGCGTCAGTAAGAAACGTAATGCCAAGACCGCCAGCTAATCCAAACCTAACGCCAGATGGAACTGCTTGGGCTTGGCTTAAAACAAACGACTCAACCTCGCTGATGATTAAGACCAACCAAGTAGAGCGCAATGAGACTTGGACGTTTGCAGCTTGGGATCTTTTCGCATATCCTTACAACGTAGACCCTAGTTTACTCAGATAACCTAACACAACATGGCTGACGAAATTCAAATGACGGCTCGCTTGTACGCTTCCAAAGGTGGAGCTTTCTTGCCGAGCGTAACCTACACCAAAAGCGCAACAATGGCCGGAGTCGATATGGGTTCACAGACCCAATTGATTGGAACCACCGTTGAGGCTCTTGACGTTCCAGTTGATGTAGCCAGCCCGTACAAGCTGCTGATTGCCAACTTGGACAGCACCAACTATGTCGAGCTTGGCTTTGTCTCTGGTACTTACACGATGCGTATCCCCGCTGGTGAAACACTGCTGATGCCGTACGTCAGCGCAACGCTGTATCTCCTAGCAAATACGTCTTCCGTTACCATCCAAGCAACGTTCTGTGAGATCTAAGCGTTTGTCCTATGTCAAACGAAATAGAAATGTCCGCTAGGTTGTATGCGTCCAAAAACGGCGCATCAATCAACTCACAGACGTTTACTTCTATAGTGAACATGACCGGAACCGATATGGGTCAAAATACCCAAGATATCGGTTCTGCTGCTGATGAATTACTTGAGATCGCTGCTGATCTATCATTACCGTACAAAGTGTTGATCAAGAACTTAGATTTGCAATATGCGGTCTATGTTGGGGTTTCTACTCCTTACCAATTTCAAATTCCTGCTGGAGAGTTCATGCTTATTCCGCGAGTTGATGCTAACCTGTATCTGAAAGCAGTAACCAGCGGATCAAGCGTTAAAGTGTTCGCTCAATACTGCGAAATCTAATGGCTGTCACCCTACCATCTAAGGTTGCAGAGCGTGGTATCAAAGCCGAACACGCTCGCGCCATCAATCAACTGATTGACGTTGTCCGCAAGATCCAGCTTGTTGCTGGACCCGATCAAGCGATTGAGCAGACTCCGAATGGCACGACGCTTAAGATAAAGCAGACTGGAAAGACAGTTACAACAACCACTGCGGAGGAATCTTGGTTCTATTGATATGCCATTGGCAATTGATAGAAATGAAAAGATGTGGACTGCTCGCAATCTCAATGATTTATACGCGAGATTCGACAATAAGTGCGCCAGAACTTTAGACGGTAAGACTCCGTATGCTGTTGGCGTAACTCAGTTAAGGAATGACGGAAGCAATTTACCAAAAGGTGTTGAATATGAATATTGCATTGATCCAGCAACTAGCTTTTATGTATTTGGAAGCACTCCAACTCAAACTCAAATTGAGCATGAGCTTTCTTTCTTAGAGACCAAATATCAAGATCCTGCTGGCGGTCAAGTTTACGTTGATAGATATGTTGACGTTTTTGATGCTACTGATTGTAATGTTGAATGGATACAAAAGTCTTTTGAGTTACACAAGAGGACCGTTGATGGCATTGAATACGATGTCCATTTAGGTTGGGACGATTGGGATTCTGGCTATCTGTCATACGTTAGGTCTTACTTTTCAGCAGCCGGATCAACACCTTCTCTTCCTCCCGGTAGAATCCACAATCACAAGACCGCTGTTGCTGAGATCAAGATTGAAGGTCTTTTAACCTTTAAGATTCTCAATAGTTACAAGCGATTTGATTGCTGGCGAGTTCACAATTTTGGCAGCAAAGATCTAACCGTATTTCTTCAGTTACCGGACGGATCAGCAGAACGCAAGACGGTCCCTGCAATGGGTTGCAGATCGTTCAGGAGACGCGCTGACGGTACTTGGCTATCAACTTGGCGTGATGGTACTCCCTGCGTTTATTTCTTCCCTTACGTCGCTGGAGACGTTCCTTACTTTGCCGGTGGTCCGCCAATGTACGGACAATTGGAATCTCTTTCGGTTTGCATGGAGAGGTCAGCTAAAGCTAATAACATTGCCAACCCATTTATCTTGCTCCAGTGGATGAGGATAATGGGAGCGTGGGTTGACGCTGCTTTTGCTCACGATATCCGCTTGGTGTATCCAGAATACTCAGATCCTGCGGATTCTAATACCGCTATTGGTGATGCAATATTCACTTGGGGACGAGTTAGAGTTCAAATCTACGACGTAACATCTGGTGGAACATATAGAGACTTTATTAAAGTTTTTACTGGAGTTACATCATTTTTAGAAACACTTGATGATATTGGAATCAATGTAGTAGTTGATGGAACCGATTTGTCGATGTTTAGTAAAACGCCAAATGCGGCTGTAAGAATTTACCCTATTGATTGCAATGTGTTTTTCCAAGAAAACCAACCTTTTTGGCAAATAAACCCAACAACAACATACATTTCAATTAAGTATCCTTCGTATTACTACACTCAAGACGTATCTTCACCGCAGATTGCTACTGTTTGGCAACCCAATAATGTCCCAACGTGGATGGAGAAAATGCGGGATCTCCGCGCTCGCATTGCGGTTGAAGAAGGATTTATTGTCAGTTATAACCCCAATGTTCAGGTTGAAATTCCTGAAGAGAAAGTTGGTATTGTTAAATTGAGTCCAATTGGCTTAACAGTGCGAGTTGCAACAACTGGAGGAATCCAGCAGTATGATGCAAACGCTTTAAGTGAAGCTACAAATTACGAGAGAGTTGCAAATGTAATGGAATTGCGAACTGAATTAAGACCAACTGGTTTTGGTGTTGGTATCTATTCAAACACTCCATACATATCAGTTACAAAGACTTACATACTAGCTCAACCGAGCAATTATAACGGTATGTATGGCAATGTATTTCCGCAAATTAGCACTCAAGCAGGTGGTTTGTATCCATATGCTGCCGTAAATTGCGCTTACGTTCCTTCCGGTGGACCGTGGGGATTCTCAAGCAGCGTTTACGATTACGATCTTGAGCGAGTGTTTTCATCTAATGGTATCCCGCCTTCTCCAATTACCGTATTTGGTTCTGATTTTTGGATCAATAAATGGGGAGGCAAAGGCGGTGTTGATGCATCTGTAAGAATACTTGGAAAACCAAACAAGACAATTCAAGACAACGGTGTTGCTGACGATGTCTTTCGCGACAAAAACAACGCCGCAATGGCTTGTCTTGCTCCGTGGTTTCCTCAGGTTTCTGTTACAACAACAGAGCAAGCTTACTTGGCTGATATTAGATGGAAGCCAGCAATATACTTTGACTTACAATATGAGCCATATATTGCAAACAAAATAGGACCATTGTATCACAAGATACCGAAGTCAGCTTTTCTTTGGAATCTTTTGGAGTCTCACGTTAACGGATGGAACCGCTCTATTCCAATGGCTCACGGAGATTCTTGGTGTCCAATCCGCAAATTCAATGCTGCCGGTGTTATTGTGCCGTCAACCATGGGAGATGTTCTAAACAAAGATTTAACACTTACTTGTTTAGATCCATCTGAAGGGCCGTGTTTTTTTATCAATGGAAATCAATACTACGATTTTTTAGCTAATGGATTACAAGCTAAAGAGTTGTATGACACTGCAATAATGCAAACCTATTGGGTTATAAGCCAAAGCGTTCTTGCAACGTATTGCAGATCAAAAGGTTTTAATTCATTCAATTTTGATTGTTCAAATGCAGTTCTTACTGGTGCTGGAGGCTTAGTTACCGCAGCAACAACATGGAGACCCATGCGGTCCTACGGATTTGGCGAGACCACTCAGTCTGCAAGCTACGAGGACGCTATGGTTGGTCCGCTTTACCGAGATATCCGATACGTTGACCTCGACGTAGCTTGACAGAAACCCACCGATGGGTTATCGGTTCTCCTGTCGATGAAATGTCCCTCCTGCAACTGCATTTTTGCCACAAGTCTTCGCGAGATCGCGAAGGAGTTGGGAGCATCCAAATCAACGGCAAAAGCCTCCGCATCCCGCACAAACGGAAAGCGTGGAGGTAGACCGAAAACCTATGAAAAACGAACTAATACCGAGTCAGAAACAGTCCGCGCTCGCAGTAATGGCGAGCAAATTTAGCGTTGAGCCAGCCAAGTTGTTAGAGACTCTTCGCTCAACCTTGATGCCCAAAGCAACAAACGAGGAAATGCTCTCGTTTGTCGTGGTCGCCAACCAGTACGGTCTCAATCCGTTTACCCGCGAAATCTACGCTTTTCCCGCTCGAAACGGCGGTATTCAGCCAGTGGTCAGCGTCGATGGTTGGATCAAAATGATGAACTCGCATTCGCAGTTTGACGGCATCGAGTTCAAGACCGAGGACAAAGACGGCAAACCGTTCTCGGTCACCGCTACAATCCACCACAAAGAGCGGTCTCATCCGGTGGAGGTCACCGAATACTTTTCGGAGTGCAACCGATCAACCGAACCGTGGAAGGTGAATCCCCGTCGAATGCTGCGCCACAAAGCTTTGATCCAATGCGCTCGCGTAGCCTTTGGGTTCAGCGGGATCGTGGACGACGAGGAGGCTGTCTCTCCGCAAGTTCAAGTCAACGTCACGCCGTCGCGCCCAATCTTCCGCAGCAAGCTGGAGCCGAAGGTGGAGCCGCAACCGCACGAGTACCTCCCAGAGCATAACCCGATCCCTACCGCTACGGTCCAACCCACCGAAGCCATCTTGCACGAAGGGAAGTCCAATGAGTGACGAGCGTAATGGTCTGCCGAGCGCATCAGCAGCGAGCCGGTACGCCGCTTGTCTGGGTAGTTGGCAACTGGAGAAGGTAATCGCAGAGACTGAGTCCAGTGGGGACGCTGCGACCGGCAACCGCATCCACTCCGCTCTGGGGTTGGAGCCGGTGACAAACCTAACGACAGACGAGACCTACATCATCGACCGCTGCCGAGAGCAGGAAGCCGAGTTGGTCAAACAGGTGTTCTCAACCTCCACCGAGGAGCCGCAAGTGTTCCGCGAGAAGCGGTTGTGGTCCCTTCAGAACTACGGTCTTGGTCAAGAAGACAAACGGCTCTGGAGCGGCAAACCAGATGTCGTATACGTCGAGAACAACCGCGCTCTAATCATCGACTACAAGTCCGGTCGCGGAACAGTCGAGAACGCAGCGGAAAACCTCCAGTTGCGGTGTTTGGTCGCGCTCCTGCATGAGTCTTTTGGATTCACGTTGGAGGCAATCACGGTCGCAATCATTCAGCCTCTAGCTGGACCTCCGAGCGTAGCCTCCTACGAGTTAGGCGACCTGATGGCTGCGGTGCGTGAGTCGCAGTCTCTGATGGCCGCGATCATGGAACCGGACCAACCGCGCACTCCATCTGAGTCCGCTTGCAAGTATTGCAAAGGGAAACCCTATTGCTCCGAAGCGCGGGAACTAGCGGTCACTGGACCACTCGCAAACGCTCCAGAAGGCATTACGCCGGACGCGATTGCTGCGACCCTAACATCCATCCATCTGGCGCAATTCCTCGACAGAGCGGCTCAAGCGGAGGCGGTGATTGAGGCTTGCAAGTCAGAGGCTCGACGCAGACTGAGTGAGGGAGAAACCATCGAAGGCTGGACGCTCAAAGATGGATCGGTGCGCGAGTCTATTACGACTCCTGAAATAGTCGCTTCTCGCTTCTTGGAACTTGGAACCTACGAGCAGTTAAGCTCCGCGATCACGCTTAACAAGACCAAGCTCAAAGATGCGGTCAAACTCGCGACTGGCTTTAAAGGTCAGCAGTTAAACGCAAAACTTGATGCTCTCCTCGACGGATGCACCGAGTCAAAAATGTCTCAACCAATACTTACACGAATCAAATGAATCAAACCCATCCAATGGAACTCGTTCGCGAGTTTATGAAGACCTACCAGCAACTTGTCCCGCAGCGTCCGATCCTCCCCGATCCGGTGACGCAGAATCTCCGGTATCGACTCATCGACGAGGAGGCTCAGGAGCTATCGGAAGCAACCAACGCGAAGGAATACCTCGACGCTGTTGGAGACCTTCTCTACGTCGTATATGGAGCCGCGCTGGCCGCTGGATTCAGTCCGCATCAAGTGGACGCAGCGTTTTGCGAGATTCACCGATCCAATATGTCCAAAGTCTGGACTGACGACGAGATTAACTCCATCCCTGCTGACTGCCGGTCAACTCGCGTTGGGGACAACCGCCATATTGTGCGGAGGTCTGACGGTAAGATCGCGAAATCCCCAAGCTACTCCCTCGCTCGACTGGAGAGCTACACGCGATGAGACATTTATGGGCGCGTGGATTTGGACGGCTCCATTCAGACGCTGAGATCATCACCACAGACGATGGCAAACAGTTCCTGATTGCTGTGATTGAGTTTGAGAAACGCACGTTGGGCAACGGCAAAGCGTACGCTCAACGGGTCACGTTCCGCTCGTTTGATCACGAGGATATGGACGCTGTGCTTCTGCTCACCGAGGGGACTCACGTTATGTTCGACGGTGACTGCGATGCAGTGGCCGACAAGTCAAGCACCGGCTGGTGGTACGCAAACCCAAGGATCACCGGACGCATCAGCGAGATCATTCCTTCAGGACATGAATCTTAGCTTCTTTTGCGCGGGAATCCCGAAGGCTCAACCTCGGGTAAAAGCGTTTGTGCGCGGCGGTCATGCTGGAGTTTACACACCGGATGGAGCGGAGACTTGGAAGCAGGAGGTCCGCAGACAAGCCGTCGCAAACGCTCCAGAATCAATTATAGCGGGAGTTGTTCGCATCCAGCTAGACTTCTTCCTGCCGAGACCAAAGGCGCATCTGGACAAGCACGGTGTACCGAAGCCGAAATCACCAGTCTGGTGCCAGAAAAAGCCGGATCTGGACAACCTAATAAAAGCGGTTACGGACGCGATCACCGACACTCAGCGGGTCTGGCTGGACGACAGCCAAGTTTGCTTCATTTCAGCGACCAAATCCTACGCACTCGATGCCGCTGGTTGCAGCGTGAGAATCTCGGCAGAATAGCCTCTCAGAAATCGCGGAATGGTACGCAGGGAGATCCTGCGGCAGGTGATTTCACCGCACGAAACACCGCGATTTCCTTAGCATTTCGCTGATTTTAGAGCCTCTGAAATAAATCTGAAAAAAGTTGCAGATTTCTGTTGCAGATAACCCAGCGATGGGTTTAACTCATCTCATCGAAGGCAACGAGCCGACGAAGAAACGACAAGAATACGATGACCAAGCAAGCCAAACTCAGCAAAATCACCGAAATCGTCTACAGCTTCCCGAAGGCCAAGGTGACGAAGTTTCAAGCAGCCGAAATCGCTTACCACATTCTTTCAAAAAGCGGGTGGAGCTTTGAAGATGCTGCAAAGTCAGCATCCAACCCGTTCATCATGTCCGTCGGTCCTGTTTGGCCGTAGAATTTAAAGAGGGGCGCGACTCTCCAACGCGCAAAACACCATAACTCAATCCATCAAATACCATGACCATCGAAATCAAATACACCGCATCCGTCTTCACTCCTGCCGGTTGGCGCGGAGTCACCATCACCGCCAAAGCAACCAAGACCTCTGAGAAGATGGCTCTGGTTGTCGAGGTGCTAGAAATCAACGGGAAGTCTCCGAAGTCTGATATGAGCCGCACTGGAGCCAGTCGCCAGCGATTCAACGGGAGGGGCATCTCTTGCCGCGAGGTAGGAGCCAAGAAGCGGCTCTCCGCTTGTGAGATCTTGAACTAAAACCATCAACACCATTAAATACCATGCGATACCATTGCAAAGATCGGAATAGTAAGTCCCTCAGTCAGCACAGCAGCATCCTTGAAGCTCTACGAGCGCGGGAAGTCTGGCTCCATACTCGGGAGCTAATCGGGATCACCGACAACTCTGGCCGACTGCTCTCAGCAGACGAACTCTACCAAGCCAAAGCTGCCGCTTGGATGAAGGGGACCAAGTGAATCTTGGACCTCTTATTGCGGCTCTAATTACCGTGGAGTCTAACGGACGAGACAACGCGATTGGAGACGCTGGAGCCGCTATCGGTGCGCTCCAGATCCACCGAGCGGTCGTAGTGGACGCAAACCGGATCGCTGGCACCAGCTACACTCACGCCCAGATGACAAATCGAGTTGCGGCTCGTCGAGTTTGCGAGATTTATCTTAATCACTACGGCAAAGGTTGTACGACCGAACAACTAGCTCGCAAATGGAACGGAGGCGGTCCCGCTGGTGATAAGAAAACAGCCACAATCGCTTACTGGAACAAAGTTAAACGCCATCTCAAATGAGTTCTTCTCAAAGAGTTGTTTTGGAAATTAAGATTGCTCCTGAAAACGGAATTGTTGAAGAAGGAGGCACTATGATAGTTGAGCTTATTGAAGAATGCGGAGAGAGGTATGTTCAACTAAGGGATATGCACAATCCAGAATGGATGTTTCCAATTATGGATGAGACACAGTGGTCTAGAATTAAAACATCAGTAAATTTTGCTATAAAGATATGCTAATAATACAAAAAGCATCTATGAAGAAGACCATTCTAATATCAGAAGACACTCACAAGAAACTCAAAGAGTATTGCAAGAAGGAAGGAATCAAAAGCCAGCACCTAACTGATAAGATTATTAGGGAGTGGCTAGATAAGGAGATGGCACTATGAGCGACAGAATACAAAGCATTATCAAAGGAGGTACTGGAGTGTACAGCATCAGCAAGAAAGAGGCTGGAGAAATTCACAAAGCTGCCAAGAAGGTTAAAAACTATGCTGTCAGTTATTGGACACGGAATCGGAAGAATAAGGAGTCCAAATGAACGTCAAAGAAACCAAAGAATTAAAAAACGTATCTATGGTCAAACCAATCAAAGAAGACAAAGAGCAGTATCGAATCACATTCAAAGGGATTCTTTCTATCTATCTGCCCGACAAAGTTATGAACGAAGTCTTCAGCGCAATCGAACTATCATGCCGTCGCAACGGCTGGGGCATTGCAATCAACGAAGAGAACCGACTGGACTTTGTTCAGATGCAACAAGTGAAGGAATCGAAATGAACGATCATATTCCTGACCCCACGAAAATGATCAGAGACACGCCCATCTCAGACAGCACTCCGCACAACGTAGCCGAGCTAGGTATACTGTGTCGAAGACTTGAGCGACTCGCAGCGGTGCGACTGGCTTACATCACGCAACTCGAAGCAGAAAACGACGCAATGCGAGCGGATCTATTGCTGTGGCGGGAGGCAAAACCGTGAGCTTGCTTGAAAAATTAGGTCTCACAAAGCAATCAATGGAGAAGATGCTTGGTGTCGTCGCTCCATTAAAAAAGACTAAAATTAAACGCTATCGGAGATACGAAACTGTTCCCGCAGATATCCGCAAAGCCATTCTTGGAGAGCATCCAAGTTACACTTGCCGTGAGTTAGCTAAGAAATATGGCATATCATCTTCAACCATATGGGACATTAGAGATAGTAAATCTAAAACCGAATGACGATAAAAAATGAGTCATACATACCAAAGCGCGGACATATACCCGAAGCAGTTGTAATAGAAGTACTACAAGACCTAAAGAACAACAAAACATACAGACAAATAAAAGAAGACTACGCAGTCAGCATAGGTTGGATACACAAAATCAGACACAATAAGACCAGAAAATGAACATACTCAACGAAATCAAAAGCGGGATCTCTAGATTGCTTGGAGTCCATAAGAAGGTGGAGACCAAAGAAGTCTTGAGAACACTTAAGCCCAGACGCACAGCAAAGCGTGGAAGGGGACGACCAAAGGGACTCAAGATACCGCAGCAGATTGTCGATGCGGTGCGACAAGCTGACAAGAGCATGACTAACAAACAGTTAGCTGCTAAGTATCGTGTTTCTTACTTTTGGGTTTGGAGTGTTCGTAGCAATAAGTTGCGCTTGAATTAACCTAATCAACGCGAGTGTGTCTTGATTTTGCTCTTCTTTTATGATTATTCCCCATTGTGAACATCACTCAGCACCACCGTCGAGTTATGGCGATTGGTTGCAGTCATGGGAGCCGAGCCAATCAAGATGCACTCGCTGCGGTGCTATTGTTCCGCGAGAAATTCAAGCCAGACGAGATAATCCATTTAGGGGACGCATTCGATCTCGCCTCATTGCGATCTGGCTCACTCCAAAACCCAAATGACTCGGATCAAGCGGACGATTATCTTGATGATATCCAAGAGGGAGTAAAGTTCCTCAATGAGTTACGCCCAACGGTGTTCACTTTAGGAAATCACGATGAGCGAGCTAAGAAGTATCTCAATCACCATAACGCTGTTGTAAGAGGATTTGCGGAGGCTGTATGGGAACGAATGGTTGAGCCTATTAACAAACACTGCCATACGTTTATTGAGACCCATGACTGTCTTGAAAGATCATTCTATAAGTTGGGCGGTTTTAGTTGGGGACATGGGGTTCTCTATGGGGAAAACTTTATTCGTGATTCAGCCGAGACATTTGGTAACTGTGTTGTGGCTCATGCTCATCGAGCCGGTCAAGCGACTGGTCGCAACCAGTCAAATCCAATTGGCTTTTGTGTCGGAACTTTGGCGGATATTCCGTCAATGGATTACGCAGGAAAACGACGATCAACGTTAGCTTGGTCTCACGGGATCGTATTTGGAGAATACACAGACAACTCAGCGCAACTATACCTGCACCAATGGCCTCAGAACGAACAGAATTGGCATCTGCCGAACTTTTAAAGCGGCTGAGGGCAGCAATCCAACATCAAGCAGAGAGCGTCCCAGAGGGATGGTTGACCGCTAACCAATGGTCTGATCTTTGGAAGCTGTCCCCTAACGCTGCTGGACTTGTGCTCAACAAGTCAGTCAAACTTGGATTGATGGAAACCAAAAAGTTTCGCATTGATACTAAAACTCGCGGCAACTACCCAACACCACACTACAGGCCAGTAAATGAAATACCTGTCAAAGACTAAGCCAACCGTTGAGGTTGAGTTTGTTGCCGAAGCTCAACTGAGAATTGGAGAGACCAAGCGACTCTGCGTGATTTACCAACGAGGGGAGATCTTCTACGTTCGACCAAAGGCTGAGTTTTTTGACAAATTTGTGCTGGACGAACCGAAGATCCAGCCTTAGAAGTAAGCAGTCAGCGCAAGCCCTAGGAAGCGAGCGAGGACATTCAAAAGATAATCCATGTACAACCAATTTCCCCCGTCCGTATCGTGTAACGTCGCGTTGATTATCCGCGAGTTCCTAGCACGATGCGTGACGGGGTTTTCTTTGGAGAATACATGAATGAGTTGGCACTTTTTGCAGGAGCAGGAGGCGGTTTGTTGGGCGGATCACAACTTGGATGGCGCACCAGATGCGCTGTTGAGATTGATCCCTACGCTAGACAATGCTTATTGGCGCGACAGAGAGACGGATGTTTGGAGCGATTCCCAATATGGGACGACGTTAAAACATTCAATGGGAGCCACTGGAGAGGCTCAATTGATATCGTCAGCGGTGGATTTCCCTGCCAAGACATATCCTCCGCTGGACGGGGGGGGGGGATTTCTGGTGAGAAAAGCGGATTATGGAAGCAAATGGCGAGAATTGTCGGTGAGGTACGACCTCGGTTCGTCTTTGTGGAAAACTCACCGCTGCTTGTGGTCAGAGGTCTTGGAACCGTTATCGGTGACCTTTCCTCGATGGGGTATGATTCTAGGTGGGGTATTGTGGGGGCGCATCACGCAGGAGCCAATCACTTCAGAGACCGGATCTGGATATTGGCCGACTCCAACAGCGCACAACGCAAAGGAGGGAAACTATCCTGCGGAGAGAACGCGAAAGACTCCAACACTTGCTTCTCTGGTTGGTGGAAAGCTGAACCCAACGTGGGTCGAGTGGTTAATGGGTTGGCCGTTAGGCTGGACAGATCTCAATCCAATCAAGATGGAGGAACTGATCCGGTGGAAAATTGCATTCCAGACAGACCAAAACGTCTGCGAGCAATCGGAAACGGACAAGTCCCTGCCGCAATGATGATCGCGTGGAAAACCCTAACCCAAGACCTATGAACGAAGACAAGAAAACCCGTAAGGCTCCAGCCTTCCAGTTCTACGCTGACGATTTCTTAGCTGGAACCATCACAATGACCAACGAGGAGAAGGGAGCCTACATTACGCTGCTTTGCATCCAGTGGTCGCGTGAATCGTTAACCGAAAGTGATTTCACTCGGGTTTGCATTGGTATGCCACCGCATTCCCAACGCATATGCCAGAGCAAGTTCCAGATTGATGCTGAAGGCAACTTCCGTAATCCAAGAATGGAGACCGAAAGGGAGAAGCAGGATCAATATCGGCAAAAGCAGACAGATAACGCTAAAAAGAGATGGGTTGGCAATGCCACCGCATATCCCACCGCATTGCCAGTGGATATGCCAAACATATGCTCTCCATCTCCTTCTCCTACTCCTAATAAGAAAGATACAGCGGCTCCTAAGTCGCCATGGGAGGTTTCCTTCGGAGTTGAGCTACCGGAGAGCTTGCGAACCGATAGCTGTCTCCAAGCCGTTAAGTTATGGCTCCAGTACAAAGCCGAGAAGCGAGAAGGCTACAAGAAGACCGGACTGGCAGCATCACTGACCAAGTGGTCCCGAGAGTTTACCTCTGCTGACTTCCCGACTGCCGTCGAGAACTCAATTGCTAGTGGATGGAAGGGGATTTTCCCGAAGAAAGACTCTCAACCATCCCTTCCAATTGCATCTGCTCACAAGAAGCAGATTGACTGGAAGGATTCTCTGTGAACGACGCTTTCTTCGCTGAAGACGACGAGTTTGGTCTAATTGGAGCTTGTCTTACCGGAACCCTCGACACTTGCGCTGATGCATTCGCTGAAGTTAAAAGCGAATGGATAGAGACAAACACGCTTAGAGACACATACGAGACGATTAGATCTCTAAGCCAACAGAACCGCCAAATATCATTACCCGAGCTTGGTAAGGAATGGAAGAAGCTTAACAGCAATCAACCGATCCCGTTTGAAGACTGGAACAAAGCGATGGAAGTCTGCCCATCACCAGCCAATCTCCCGAACTACGTCAAAGGTGTTGTCGAAGCCGCTCATCGTCGCCAGCTACGATTGACCGGAGACCGCTTGATTCGCGAATCCGCTGTCCTGACCCTCCAACCGGATCAAATCGTCGCTAATGCCGAGTCTGGACTCAGCATTGAGCTATCCCGTGAGACTCTTTCAACCTCAAAGCAAGTTGCCGGTACGTTTATTGACCAGATGCAAGAGCGGCTTGCTCGCAAAGGTACGTTGAGCGGGATCACGACTGGATTCTATCGGCTGGACCAGATGACTGATGGTTTGCAGTTGCGAGAGATGGCAATCATTGCTGCTCGTCCATCTATCGGTAAAACCGCAATTGCCATTGCAATAGCAGAAGCCGCAGCAATACAAGCAAGAGTGCCAACCTTATTTATATCGCTTGAGATGAGTAAGGAATCAATCTTCCGAAGATCAGTCGCTTCTATTGGTGGAGTGCCAATGCAAAACCTAAAAAGCGGTGATCTTTCCGAAGGTGATATGCGCTCGATGAGTGGAGCGTCTGCCAAGATTGCTTCTAGTCCGTTATGGTTCCTCGATGGTTCTAGCTCTCAAAGCATTGCCTCCATCACCGCAAACATACGTCGAGCAGTACGCAAGCATGGGGTTAAGCTGGTGATCATAGATTACCTTCAGAAGATCAAAGCCGCAGACCGAGCAGAAAAACGCACGTATGAGGTCGCAGAGGTCAGTGGCAAGCTTAAAGACATTGCCGTCCAAACTGGAGTTGCAATGTTGTGTCTCGCTCAATTAAACCGCGAGAACGAGAAGGATAAAGGGAGACAACCCAGACTAACCGATCTCGCTGACTCCGGTCAGATTGAGCGTGATGCCGACTGTGTCATGCTCTTAGACCGAGACCGCCGAGAGCCTAAAGGAGAAGCAACCATTGTGATCGCCAAGCAGCGCGACGGTGAGTGCGGACTGGTAAAACTCTGGTACGATGGACAGTTCTGCCGGTTCTCTGAGTGCGGCATTGATACCTAAGTTTAAAAAACCCAACGACAGGTTGACTGGCCTAAACATTTCTGCCAACCTATCACCGGACCTAAGTCCAACATAAACACCATGATAACCGGAAAGATTGACGTTACTAAAGTAGACAAGACCCATCTCTTCAAAGGTAAGGCTGGAACGTATTTAGATATCGCTCTCATTACCAATAAGGCTGGCCGTGACCAGTACGGTAACGATGGGATGATTGTTCAGTCTGTATCTAAGCAAGCCAGACAAGATGGACACAAAGGTCCAATCCTCGGTAACTATGTAAAGACCGAGGACCGTATGCCTCCTGCAATCACTAAGAAGGTATCTGCTAACGATCCTCTTGGACCTGAAGATGACATTCCTTTTTGATATACAACAAACCATTTAACACCATGACAACTACCGCAGAGTTCTTTGAAGATACTAAGTCAGCAACGCCACGTTGTGACGCTGAGATTGAGAAGCTTAGGAAGCATTACCCGATACTAACGCTAACCGTTGTATTCGCATTAGCTCGTAAGCTTGAGATGGAGTTGATTCAATCCAATAACTCTATCGTTGATCTGCTCAACCAGATCGAAGCGATAGAAGAAAAGAACCAACAGTAATATGGGAGGCGTACAGAAATACCTTACTCGTCAAGTCCAAGACGGTGAGATCTCTAAGGATGATCTGCTTGAATCACAGAGGAAACTCAGCCTTTTAAATCAAGCACCATCACTTGTGCTTAATGCTATTGCTAAAGGCTGGATAAAGTATCCCGATAAGCTTGAGACTATTACCGAGGAAGAAGAGACTGCTAAGTGGATTGATACCTACGACTGCGAGAGAGCTTATCACAACAGAGTTAAAGGCATGACATACCGTGAGATCGGTAAGCTAATGGGATGCGGTATGAATCGAGTGAGTGCCATCCTTCATCACGGCGAGAACATTGTGCTGCAACGTAAGATGAAATCATTAGGTCATACTATTGTTAGTATCCCTAGTAAAGCTACAGTACAAGAACATATCACTAACGCTAAGAGCAAGACCAAATCAAAGCAGTGATACAATACAGTATAACAGATTGTTTTATGCTACTAAGTATAACGCTTTGCCTACCTAATGCAATAATGTTAGGAGGCTCCCAGCTATGTCTAATACGCAGGTGATCGCGCGGG